GTCAACCTTATGATGGCTCTTACTTTACTTCCTTTCGTCCATCACATCGGAAAATTCTTATCCAGATTTGGTTGACTTTTGGTCTAATATATAATATTATGTATTGTGGTTTAATCATGGAGGTGCAAGATGGCACGCAAGAAGGGTGGCAAGTCCAAAGGTTTTGTCAGTCAAGGTCAACGGCCTAATGTTTCGAAGTGGGCTCGTAATGCAGCCCGACGAGATTACATTGCCGACGATCTTGCGGTAGTGATCAATAAGCAAAAAGCTTGGAAGATGGGTAAAAAAGTTTTTCTGACGATCAAAAATCCTGCTGCCGCAGAAAGGTCCAATGAAAAATTTATTCGTGTTCCTGCCACTGATGTTTGGGGTAGTCCCAATAAGCGATACATTATGAAAAACAATGAGGGATAATGTAATACATTTCCCGGGTGGTAAAAAAGAGCACTCTGATGAGCTGGACAGCCATTTCAAGATCATAGATGATCTGTTGTTGTTACTCATGGAGGGTTGCTCTGAAGCCACAAACGATGCTCTATATTTCTATCGTTTTGGTTTTACCGAAGAAGCTCGGGAAAGTCTAGAAGATGGCATGGGAAAACTTTTATGCTTGATGCAACTCTTAAATGAGAAAGGTGTTGTCAGGAAAAAGGAAGTGGATTATAACTGTGCAGCTACACGTCAACAACTTATAGAAATTGGAGTACTCAAAGGTGACAAGGGAAGAGATTAAGCAGGCTTTGCTAGAAAATATTTGTACTGTCAGGTTCACAAAAGTAGACGGTACGATTCGTGATATGAGATGCACACTCAATAAAATTCATTTGCCAGATAATCTTGATGTAAACGAAGATAGCAGTAGAAAGGTGAATGAGTCTGTGCTGCCAGTGTACGATCTTGATAAAAAGGGATGGCGCTCTTTTCGCGTAGATTCAGTAATTGATATTCAAACGGTGATAGTATGAAGTTTACGGTAACAGGAATGGACTCCAACATCGATTCCACCGGTGGTGTTATTGGTGCTATGGGTGGAACAGAGATGATGAAGTACGGTCTGGTCGATCGACTTGATAAAAACTTATTGGACCAATTTAATATTATATGCTCTCGTGTTCGTGACTTAGATGAAGACAAGCACAATATATTGTGGCTGCACGACACGTGGGATGACCCAGAGAGTCAGCATCTCAAAGATCCAAAATCAAGAGAGAGATTCAAAAAGCTTGTATTTGTGTCAAACTATCAATTTAATACATACCATCTGGCACATGGCATACAGCACAGTGAAGCAATGATCTTGAAAAATGCTATCATGCCGATACCATCTCACGAAAAACCAGATCCAAAAGAAGGACTGAATTTAATCTACCACACGACGCCACATCGTGGGCTAGAATTGCTGTTCCCTGTATTCGAAGCTTTATATGATCAATGGAGTGATAAGATCCATCTTGATGTTTACTCTTCATTCAATATATATGGATGGCCACAAAGAGATGAACCATATAAAGAGCTCTTTCAAAAGTGCATGGACCACCCTGGGATCGACTATCACGGTACAGTCTCAAATGATGAAATTCGTAAAGCATTGCAGAAAGCACACATATTTGCTTATCCGAATATCTGGCCAGAGACTTCATGTATAGCAGTGATGGAAGCGATGAGTGCGGGCTGTGCCATTGTTTGCCCGAATCATGCAGCACTACCAGAAACAGCGACTTGCTTCGCCAACATGTATCAGTGGGATGAAGATCCAAATAGGCATGTGAACGAGTTTATTGGTCTTCTACAAGCTGTTATGAGTGCATATGATGATGAGCGACATCAGGGTAAGCTAACAATGCAGAAGATCTATGCAGATAACTTTTATAGTTGGCAATCTCGCATACCTGAATGGGAATCTATGCTCCAAAAAATACTACATGATTTAAAAAAGAATTAAAAGTTGTTGACAAATTACTCAATCCTGTTAGTATGCACCTATACAGGTAATAAAGGATGAGACATGGCCAGAACGCCTAAGAGTCTACTCGGTTTGCGAGGCAAAAAACGTAAGCCTCGCACGCCAAAAGCTTTCGATGAAAAGTACATGGGTGGTGAACCAGAATGGACTGATGAGGTCGCCACCTCTACACAAATTGGACTAGCATATAACTGGTACAATTATTTCTACAACACCAAAGAAAAAGCGAAGCTTCTCTTCGATAACTATCCGAGAGACAAGAAAGAGATCCGCCTGCTCAAAAGGCTCCCAGACTGGAAATTAAATCCTACTTGTTGCTATCAAGCTCGCATGATGGCGGTGGGCTGTAATTTACCCGCTGAAAGTCTAAATTATTTCAATGCGACTATCGATGCTCTTCTGGATGAAGCGAAGCAGATCCAAGAGGAGAAAAAAGAGACGAAACCCACTGCCCCAAAGCCATCCATTCAAGAGAGGATAAAGGAGCAGATATCTGAGTACATTGGAGAAATTGAAGATGAGATTGATAGGTTCACTCTGAACAAGTACAAGAGTGACTTCGATATGTACAAGTGGTTGCGTCAAAACAACGTGAAGCAACAGCAGTCAAATGCGATTGCAAATTACTACAGTGGTCTTTTATCGGAACTCGAATTACTTGTCTCTGGTAATGCCTACGATGTCGAGGGTGACAAGCAACTCGATGAGGGCTACAGTCACATGAAAAAATCTGAGAAAAAACGCCTTTTGGACTTTGTGAAAAGCATTGTATCTGATGCAGCAGCGAATGCTCAGACTCAGAAAACGACTCGCAAGACTCGAACCAAGAAACCGGCTTCTGTCGAGAAACAAATCTCTCGATTGCAGTTCATGACCGAGAATGTGGATTACAAGGTGGCAAGTGTCAACCCATCATCGATTATCGGCGCTAGTCAGCTCTGGGTATTTAATGTCAAATACAAGAACCTAAGAGTATATAACTCAATGGGCCCTGCAGGGTTCTCAGTGAAGGGCACAACGTTACAGGGCTTCGATCCTGATAACTCATATGCAAAAGCACTACGTAAACCACACGACGTTCTACCGCAGGTACTCAACGGTGGTAAAAGGGTCTTGAATAAACTGATGGATAACTTGACCACAAAAGCTACCTCACCAAACGGCCGTATCAATAAAGACTGTATTTTGATGAGGGTCATAAAATGAATGCGAACAACGTATTGAAGTTTCCAAAAATAGGCACACCTCACCCTCAAAACGAAACGGAATTAAATAAACAGTTTTTGGAAAATAAAAAAGAGTATGTTGACGAAATAGTGAACCACTACAGCATGCAAGTCGTAAATAGGCTAGGTATGCACGGGTTTGAGATATTTACCGACGAATTTCTGAACAACTATGCATACACCACGGAGATCTTGAGAGCGACCCTCTATCAGTCATTAAATCTAGAACATCCATTTTATGAGCATATTAGTAAGGGGCTCGAAGAATTGGATGATGCATTAGACTATGATTTATATGATGATACGGACGACGACTTATAATCTATTGACATTTTATGTCAAGTGTGGTAGTATATATAATAATATGAATTGAAATGTAGTGTGACATGATACTCGTGGATTTAAATCAAGTGATGATATCCAATCTCATGCAGCAGATTGGATTCAACAAAAATGCTGAAATTGAAGAAGACTTAGTCCGGCATATGGTTCTGAACTCTTTACGGCTATATCGTCGTAAGTTCGGTGAAAAATTCGGTGAGCTTGTTATCTGCTGTGATGACAAGAACTACTGGCGCCGAGACATATTTCCATACTACAAAGCACACCGAAAGAAAGATCGAGAAGAGTCGGGCCTAGACTGGCACATGATTTTTGAGGTCTTGAACGGCATTCGTGATGACCTCAAGACAGAGTTTCCATACAAGGTAATACAGGTAGAGCGTGCAGAGGCAGATGATGTCATTGCTACACTGTGTCATACGTATGGGCATTTGGGTGTCACTAACGGTAGTGGTGAACCCATACTAATACTGTCATCCGATAAGGACTTTGTACAGTTACAGAAATATGCCAATGTAGAGCAATACAGCCCCATGCAGAAAAAGTATGTAAACACCTCGAATCCTGCTAGATATGTGCACGAACATATCTTGCGTGGTGATAGGGGTGATGGTATTCCTAACTTCCTGTCATCCGATGACACATTTGTCGTTGGCAAGAGACAGAAACCATTATCAGCCAAAAAAGTTGATGCATGGAATGGCATTGATCCTGTTCAGTTCTGTAATGAAGAGATGCTTCGAGGATACAAGCGTAATCAACAACTCGTTGACTTAGATTTTGTTCCTGAAAATATTCAAAGTGAAGTTCTCGAAAAGTTTAACAATTATAAATTAAACGGTAGAGGCAAAATCTTTAATTATTTCATCAAGAAAAGATTGAAAAATTTGATGGACGTTATACAGGAGTTTTGATGTTTGAAATAGTAGCAATTATGTTTATGGTACTTGGAAGTAAAGAGCTCGATGCTGTTAGGATCACCCATGATCAAGGTATACCATTAACTTTTAAAACACAACAAATATGCTATGCTCATGTTTTTGCCAACCTTGAAAAGATTAAAGAGTTTGCATCCTCGCAGTTTGATGGTCGACCAGTAAAAAGTGTTATATGTGCGCCAGTGCCAAAAGAAGTTTAATTGGAGATCAAAATGTATAAAGAAGGTGTCGCTGAGATACTAGATCGTATTTCAAAATTAAAAACCAAAAAGGAAAAGGTCGAAGCACTGCGAAGAGATCATAACATTGCTTTAGAAAATGTGATCGATATATGTTTCAATCCTAATTTAAAATTTGCATTACCACCCGGTGAACCGCCATATAAACCACAACCAAAAGAAACAGACTGTCAATCTTCACTGTATGCAAATCTCAGAAAGTTTGGTGTGTTTTTGGAATCAGGACCCTATCCACACATGAAACCTCTGCAGAGAGAAGTACAATTTGTACAGTTTTTGGAAATGCTTGATCCAGATGACGCAAAACTAATTCTGTCGATCAAGGATAAAAAGATGCCCTACAAGGGTATCACCAAACAGCTTTTTAACGAAGCATGGCCCGCACTAGCATCAACCTGGAAGGAAAATGGGTAAAACATACCGTCGAAAGAAAAACATTTGGGATGATGATCCTGAAGGTTTTGAACGCCGATCATCAAAGCACGTAAAAAAATGGTCGAAACAACAGCGAATTAAAAAGAAAACTCGTGAAGTACATGATGAACAAGATAACAGACCCAGCGTACATCATCGGTAACGGTCAGTCTCGCAAGTCATTCGACTTGATGATACTCAATGGTAAGGGCACGGTGTTCGGCTGCAATGCTCTATACAGAGACTTTAGGTTTAAGAGGTACATCTTACCTCATTATCTTGTTGCGATTGACGATGCCATCGTAACTGAGATAGAGTCATCGGACTTTCCATCCAATAGAGTTATTATACCACCTGAGAATGAGAAGTGGGAGCCAGTAAAGCTACACTGGGGTAACTCGGCGTCAGAGGATTGGAATCCTGCACGACCTAGATCCAATGCAGGTATGAATGCTATCATCGAAGCGATTAAAATGGGCTATAAACAATTATATGTTTTGGGGTTCGATTTTTTAGTTGTCGATGAAGATACAGCTCTATCAAATCTCTATGATGGTACTAATTGTTATGGGCTTGACACCAGGGCAAATTTACAAGATACACGAAATCGATTAAACTACCTGGGATGGGTGATTGAAGAAAATCCAGATGTCGACTTCACATTCTGCTACCCACGTTCAGTGATAAATAGTGGGATATACACACCACAAGCCGTTAATGTGAGTGTACAAGATTTCGAATACTTATTGACAAATGGAGATACATAGTGTATGATTTACTGATAATTGGTTCGTTGTTATTCCTTGTAGGATTATCATTCTATGCCGGATATCAGTTTGCCTTGCCTCGTGTTGTTGAAGCTGTGTTGACTTCGATGAAAGAGGAACAAATCATTCGAATGATTGAGAGTGATGATGGAGACATTGAGATCTACAGTGGTTATAAGTTTTATAAGGGTGATGTGAAATGAATATTTTTGTCTTGAATGAACGTCCAGATATTGCAGCCAAGATGCACTGTGACAAACATGTTCCAAAGATGATAGTCGAGTCGGCACAAATGTTATCGACTGCTCATCGTTTGTTGGATGGCGAGGAATATGTCGCTCCATCCAAATCTGGTAAACGTATGGTCAAGCATTATCGTCTACCAGATCATGACGATCTTATCTACAAAGCCGTGCACGCCAAGCATCCATGCACGATTTGGACTATGGAAAACTGCAATAATTACATGTGGCACTATCTTCTTTTCAAGTATCTGTCTTGGGAGTTCGAGTATCGATTTGGTAAGTTGCATGCCTCATGGGAAAAACTCAGGGACATTCTGAATGTGACACCCAGGAATATCCGCATTGGCTCACAGACTCCATTTGCCCTAGCAATGCCAGACAAATACAAAGTTGATTGTGCGGTTCAATCATATCATAATTACTACTTGGGTGATAAGGCTCGCTTCGCTAAATGGGAGAAGGGTCGCTCTGTTCCAAGTTGGTGGAATGATAAATACAAATAGGAGGTAGGATGCCAACTTACAGTTTTGTTGATGACACAACCAATGAAACCTTTGAAGAGATGATGTCAATCTCTGATAAGGAAGCATTCCTCTCCGATAATCCAAACATCCGTCAATTACCACCGTCTCGGGTTAATATCATTTCAGGCCAGTCCTATACTGGAATCAAGAATGATAATGGATGGAATGAGCAGATGTCACGAATTGCTGCAGCTCATCCAACGAGTGCGGTGGCTAACCAATATGGTGACAAGTCTGGTAAGGCTGTCAAGACTCGCCAAGCCGTAGAAAAATGGAAAAAGAAGAGGGCCGCAGACAATAAAAAATGATTAGCCATAGAAAGGTTATTCATGTACAATCATTCTAACTTAGCAGTTGTAAATAACGATTATGATTTCTTTGAGGAACGACTTTCAAAAAAGCAACAGAAAAGATTAAAAAAGAAAGGAACAAACGTAGGTTTTAAACTGAAAGGCATAGAGCCTAAAACAATAAATCAACAACGAACATTCGATGCCTATCAAGACGGTGACCACCTCTTACTTCACGGAGTTGCTGGTACTGGAAAAACCTACATATCAATATATCTCGCTCTTCAGGAGATATTGAGTACATTTACAACCAAGCAAAAGTTAGTTATCGTCAGGTCAGTTGTACCGACCCGAGACATGGGTTTTCTTCCCGGTAACCAAAAAGAGAAACAAAAGGCTTATGAAGCACCTTATTATGGAATCTTTACAGAGTTGTTTGGAAGAGGAGATGCCTATGACGTACTCAAAACCAGGGGCAACGTGGAGTTTCTATCTACATCCTACGTACGGGGACTTACTCTGCATGATAGTATTGTGCTTGTCGACGAGTGTCAGAACCTCACATTTCACGAGTGTGATTCCATCATTACAAGACTTGGCGATAATTGTAGGGTGATGTTTGCCGGTGACTTTAGACAGAGTGACTTTAAATATGATGACGAGCGGCAGGGTATTGTAGATTTTATGCGTGTGATAAATAAGGTGAGAGATTTTAGTAACATTGAATTCAATGAGGATGATATTGTGAGGTCTCAGTTGGTGAAGGACTACATTATATCAAAGCTGAAACATGGCATTTATTCATGAAGACAAATTTGAACTCTATGAAATAGAGGCAATTACGACACCCGAGGGTCGACAGTACAAAGTACCAAATTTATTATCTGGTACAGATTCTTTTGGACCCTCGGATGTCTTATATGAATCTGTTACGACTGCTTTAGGTAAACAACCTGGCAGGATGGAATCACTAAGAGAGTGGAGAAAACGTGTTGGTTGGGATGAAGCCAACCGTATCAGTCGTAAAGCAGCAGGTCGTGGGACTGCTGTACATACCATCATCGAAAATTATCTAAACAATGTCGAGGATCCCTGCAAGGGTAAAATGCCAGATGCCGTTTCAATGTTCAAGTCACTACAGCCCATACTTGATAAGAGCATATCAAAGGTCTATATGCAAGAAGCGCCCCTTTGGTCTTATAAATATAGATTGGCAGGAAGAGTCGACTGTGTTGCAGACATAAATGGCATGCTATCCGTCGTAGACTTTAAAACGTCTATGAAACCCAAAAAGAGAGAGTGGGTAGGAGATTACTTTTTACAGACTGCCGCTTATAGTCATATGATAAAAGAGATGTATGGCGAAAGCGTCAAACAAACAGTCATCTTCATTGCTGTTGAAGATAGAGATCCACAGATCTTTGTCGGAGACCCACATACAGACATAACACACGAATTCTTTGAGCAAAGGATAGTATGATGAAGAAGATACTTACATTCATAGCAGCAGGAATGATCCTCATTGGTTGTCAGACCACCGAAAAAGCACAAGCAGGCATAGAAATTATCGATGGTCCTCCTGTAGTTCCTCCTATAGCAGATGATAGGCCTTACCCTATAGTAACTGACTGGTACAAGGGTGATATTGTAGGAGCTCAGACACTCTGTAAAGACGAAGATGCCATCATGAAAATTGTTATGGCTGATACAAAGAGTGCAGATGCGGTACGAAAGTCAATGTATGCCCAATCAATGATTGGTCAATGCGTCATATTGCCTCGAGCCATAGGCGTACCGATAATGGACGTTCTAGTTGAGTACACAGACTTTGCAAAGAGACCATCAGTCGTACTGATCGTCGCTGTTCCACGATATCAGGGAGTGGTAGCGTACGTAATAGCGGGTGGCCGCAGAGGGCCACCCAAGGAAGAGAAAAAAAGTGAGGGAATTTAGTCTACGTGAGACAAGATATTCTGTTTGAGATCATCAAGTGAGTTCTCGTTAGCCTGATATCGGATACCAATACCACCCTTGTTGACCCACCGCTCAATGTTCTCTGGCTTGTCGTCGATGAGAATATTAGGCACACCATTTGTGGTAGCATACTTCTCCTTACGACCCGTAAAGATAGCCTCTTGTGGGCGGTAGTCGTGTTTGTCAAGCCAGTGGCGCTTCCAGAAGGAACTGTTCTCATGATCGTCACGGAGTGGGCTCGATAGAATTGACCACTCACCGTCGGTCACCTCATCCACGAAAGCAATCAGCTCGTCAGATGTCTTGAATTTAGGAATACGACCGAAGAAGTCCGTGCCCTTCAGAGCTTTAATCGACTCGTCCCTGTTAGGAAGGTCCTTCCAGTGCTTCACATCATAGTGTGAAGCCAACTCCTTGAAGAAGTCGGCAATCACACCATCCATATCAACGTATATCGTCATTATGCAGCCTCTTCAATATCGTCAAAAAATCCCATTTCGTGATTCACAAAATTCCATCCGAGATCCTCACCTACAGCATCTAAGATCTCATCACGGATAGAAGTATCGAGGTCGGCAACAAAGTCAAAGTTGCCTTCACCGATTTCGATCTGCTTCATGACTCGAAACGCAGCAACTGCATCCTCGATGAACATCTCCCTCATGTCTGGAGCATCCTCCCAGGTTTCATCTTGAGCCCGATCCAGATTAGCATCGATAACAAGTTGTAAGTTCTTCATGTCTGTCTCCTTATTCATCATAGGTACATTCTATACCCAAAAAAGAAATATGTCAACAAAAAAGGCTATTTTTTATAGCCCCTTGCAGCAAGTGACACGAGCCATTTTATCAAAGGATCGGCTATCCCGCTTGATGAGATCACCGAGTTTGATGGCTATGCGGAGAGAGAACTCACGGATGTGATCCTGATTGTTCTCAATGAAGGCAATGACCTTTTTCTCCTGTGGTCGGGACAGACCACGTTTTTGAAGCAGGCCCTGCTTGATGACCTGTTTCATGCGGATCAGGTAGTCACGGCGAGTTTTCATCGCCAAGTCGATGTAGTGTGACCGAGAGATCATCGCCTGAAGGTGAGGAGCGAGTTTCCCGCCCTTTTCGGCAATCGCATCGAAGTCGAGGTTCGATATGAATATGATCGTCCCATCGAACTGAAACTGTCGAGGAATGAGAGTTGCAGTCGTGTCATCCATCATGTTGAACTCTGCCAGATAGGACACACGGCGACGGTCGGTGCTGTCACATACAGCCTTTAGCATCGCCAGAGTGGCGTCGTCAAGGAACAGACTATCGGAGTCATCAAAGACAATGACCTGACCCTTCTGACGGAACTGGTAGAGAGTCTTGAACAGACCCGTAGCCTTGACATATCCACGAATGACTGTGTGTTTACGCTCATCGGGATCCCATTTAGCGAGGCAGTCCTCAACGGTATAAGACTTGCCGAGACCAGCAGGACCGGAAACAATCAGCGAGTTGATGTCGCCCTGTAGGGCTGCATTGGTGATTGTCTCGAGAACTTCAAATCGGTCACGCAGCTTGCGGTCGATCTGAGCATCGGTCTCACCGGTTGTGATGTTAGAGGGTGCGTCTAGCTCGAACATCTTGAGAGCTGACTTACGAGCCTTACTTACAGGCTTCTTACTCTTAGAGCGATCATATATGCCACGTGGCATTGGTATCTCCTTGTTGATTCATCATAAGTACATACTATCAGGTCAAGCCCGATATGTCAACCGTTTTTTTAAAAAAAGTTTTGTTATGCATCAATGGGTTAGAACTTTTATCAAAAAAGTTATGAGGCAACGGCATACAGTACGGCTTTGGAGTCGTATAAGTCAAAGGCTTCGGTGTAGAGTTCGGTCTTGCCAATGCGAGGGAAGTCGACAACACGTGAGCGAGGAGACTTACGGGCAAAGAGGCAGAGTCGACTGTCTTTAGCGAGTTCGTTCCATACAAAGCGACCACCGGGACTCTGACTGTCACCGGCTTGAAGCGAATAACCCTTTCTGATAAGGAAACTGTATGCCAAACGAGCAATACCATTACCTCGATACCACTGAGAGACCTGAACCATATCAACATGCCAGAATGAGCCACGCTTAGATAGTGTAATATTAGCCACAATACGGTACTGACCCTTTCTCACACGGCTCTGATCATATATCCATATATCTCTATAGTCATCCTCATGGGACTCATCAGAGTAGACATCAAATCCACGAACTCGACCGAGTCTTACAAGGTCCTCATATACGGAACCCCAACCCAATTGTACACGCTTTGATAGAGTAATACGGTCAGGCATAGATCTCTCCTCTTACATACAGCTGAAACTAGAGCTTGTACGCATCATAACACATTGAGCATAAACATATTTTTCCGTTACATCCGTGTGTTTGTTTACGGCGGCAACCACAGAAAAAACCGTATGCATTCCACTGTTCATATATGCATACTACAACGCCCATCCCAGGCTGTAAATATATTTTTTATACGGAACTGCATTTTTATTTGTTTTCACTTCAAACACTTAGCTCTAACCCATTGAGATCATTGACAATAAAAATGTACGTTCTGCTGCGTTTTTGTTTGACACATACTATATGGCCTGTTAGAATACACCTATGATGAATAAGGAAATGAACATGCAAAAACACCACACCTTCTCGTTTACCGTTTTGACAAACGAAACCTTCGACTTCGACTTGCTCCCTCAATTCTCTTCCGAACACGGAGTCCAATCCCACCAGCGTCCACTCGACGAGGGAGTTATTATTACATTCTCCTCCGATAACCTCGACTGTCTCGAAGAAGTTCGCGAACAGCTCTCCTTCCTCAACCCCTACAATATCCAGATAAAAAAATAAAAAAAATAGTATTTGGCTGCGTTTTTTGTTGACACACCTCTCTTAACCATATAGAATGTAACCATCAAATAGGGAATATGAACATGACAAACTTTGACATCTCCGCCTTCGCCACAGACACTTCATTCATGAACGGTCGTGCAGTCGTTTCGATCGACACCGGTTCCCCCGAGAACAAGCGTGACATCCCCTGTGAAGGGTGTGAGTTTGCCGACAAGTGCGCCGCTAAGTTCCTTGAGTGTGCCGCCTTCCGTAACTGGGCTTCCCGCGGTGACTTTGCCGACCGTGACGTTGCTCGCCTGATCCGAGGTGCAAAATAATGAGTACCATTTTCCGGAAAAATCGATATCTTAATCTTTACGCTAAAGGTGAGTCGGTTCACGGACCGAGTGTTGTTGCGTACCTCTGGGGACATGGCAACTACAAGTACAGTATCGAGCACCGATCCGACGGTCGTGAAATCGACCTCGTGAAAATCCATGGCACGTATGAGACCGCTATGGAGATCTTCGATGGTGAGATCATGCCTGATACGGGAGTCTTGATGTGAGAGAGGCACTGACACGCATATCTGAGTTCGTATGTCTGCTAGGTGTGTTCGCCGTAGGGTATGTAGCACTTATCGCTTTTTCCTAAACTTTTTTTAAAAAAACGGTTGACATACACCGATAGACCTGATAGTATGTACATATGATGAATAAAGGAGATATGAACATGCATGCAAACGAAGCACACGTTGGTGACACAGTCCGTTCCTACGATTTCAAGCCGATGGAAGGACGTGGTGACTGCTACATCGAGGGAATAGTCCTAGAGAAGGCAGCCGGTATGTATCACATTGCCGTACAGCGCCGCATGTTTGATGGAGAGTTCGTCGACGTCACTCCTGGTGAGACAGTCCAGACAGCGTTCAAGACTCTGTTCATGGAGTGGGCTGGTCGGATCACTAAACTCGCAGTATAGGCTAGGGCGTATTATATATTGGCTCGAGTCCTGCGTATATGTTGGCCTAGACTATCTAAGATGAGCCCAAAAACCCAGTTACCCCCAAGTAAAAGCACCCCTCAAGCTCGCTTAAGCTAAAACAAGGAGTTACCCCTCGATGAAGTTTGTAAATCTTGACGCGGATCCGCGGATTGCAGCAAGAGTTCCCACCAAAGACGGCGGACACTTTATAGTTCTGCACCGTGATACCCGAGGCATGGCAGGAGCACAAGACAAGTTTCTGATGCGGACTCTGAATAGGGGTGTAGTCACGGACTACGGTACTCATGTATCAGTGGAGAGTGCAATGCAGTTTGCAAAGAATAGGAGCATCATATGAGTGCATATCCGAATATCCGAGAAGTTTCACCGAACCGCTTGATCTCGTACTACATGATGAGTTCATATCTGTATTACCAAAAGGATCAAAGCGTTCTCTCAGATCCTGACTTTGATGATATGTGCAAGCGTATACTGAGCGAGTGGAAGAGTATCACACACCAGCACAAGCGTAGAGTGAGCCGCAAGGCTCTAGAAGCGGGCACGGGTTACTCCATCAAGCGCTACCCCACGATAGTGATGTCGGCAGCGGAGCTATGGTATGAGGAGTGGCAGAAAGAATTAGCAGCTTCAAAAAAATAGCTAAGATCAATACTTTTTTTCGGAAAGTTATTTACTTTATTAAAAGTTTGGTGTAGAATTACTTATACGATGCGAAATGTGACCAACAAAGGAGATACACACTATGGCACATATGGTTGAAACAATGGCGTATGCGGGAGAAGTTCCCTGGCACGGTCTCGGCAAGAGAGTTCCTGCGGACTTGACACCCGAGCAGATGCTTGTAGAGTCGGGTCTGGACTGGGAAGTCCACAAAGTTGATTTGAGTTATGAGTCCGAATCTGGCTGGAAGAATACAGTCCCTGGCAAGAAGGGTCTGGTTCGGACCTCGGACGGCGCCTATCTGGACACTATCGGTGACGACTGGAACCCTCTCCAGAACCGAGAAGCATTCGAGTTCTTCAATGACTTCGTTCAAGCCGGTGATATGGAGATGCACACCGCTGGTGCACTCGAGGACGGTCGTCGGGTCTGGGCACTCGCTAAGATTAAAGACGGGTTCACACTCTTCGGTAAAGATGAAGTCGAGAACTATCTACTCTTCTCAAATCCCCACAAGTATGGAATGTCCATCTCGGTCTGTCAAACTCCTATTCGTGTCGTCTGCAACAACACGATCACTTTTGCTCTCAATGGAGCCAAGGATGATATGATTAAAGTCAATCATCGTGCGGAGTTTGATGCAGATGCCGTCAAGGAGACTCTCGGTGTGGCGAAGGAGAGGCTTGAGACTTACAAGGAAGCCGCTGAGCTTCTTGGCTCCAAGTACTTCACCAACGAGAACCTCGTCGAGTACTTCAACACGGTGTTTCCGTTCACTTCTAATAATCGCGAGCAGACCATGTCTCGGAACACTCGCCAGGCTATGGAAGTCCTTGACACCCAGCCCGGGCATGATTACGGTAGTGGCACTTGGTGGCACGCATTTAATACCGTGACCTACCTGACGGACCACACTCTCGGTCGGTCGAATGACACTCGCTTGCAGTCGGCATGGTTCGGTGCTAACCGCAAGAAGAAGACACTCGCTCTCCAGAAAGCTCTGGAGTTTGCGGAAGCCGCATAATGAAGAAAGCAATCTTCATATCTGCTCTCCTTGTCTCAGCTCCTGTCGGGGCTGAGACTCTGGAGGGTACTGTGCTTGATGTACGAGCTCTGACACGAAATGTTCAAGTCGAAGTACCGTATCGTGTCTGTGATCGTGTTGCAAAAACCGTACGCTTTGATAACAGGGGCTACATGGGGTACACAGACGGTCCTCTCAAGAAGATCTTTGATCGTATCACAGCACCTACAGGTACAGTATACGTAAATGAGTGTCAAACAGTTCACAAAACAGAGACTCAAAGCGTTCTAGATGGTTACCTAGTGACGTACTCTCTGGGTGGTAGGTTCTATCATACAAGAACAAAGGTACGCCCACAGGGCGATAAGATCAATGTGAGGATACGCCATGAAGTACAGTAGTTTCCTTGCCGCTATGGTTTTACCCACAGCAGTTATGGCTTCACCGTGCGAGTATGACAGAGATGTCGAGTCCATACACACAAAAGTAATCGAGTCGACTCGTATCACTGACAAGTCAATCCGCATGATGACAGACAAGACCATGCAGTGTACAGTTCAGATTGAGAGTCTTGTGGACGGCAAGTGGTTCAATCAGGAAGAGACATTTCGGTTTGATCCGTTTATAATGGATGCAGACAAGGGCTGTAATAGAGCTGTTGATAGAGCCAAAGAGCGGATATACAGTGAGGTCTCACCAGAGCTATTTCGGTCTCGGTCAACTGTGAAGTGCTCTCACAAATATGCGAAGAAGAGACTGAAAGACATTGTGTTACCTCTACCAAAGAGCATGATGAACTACGGGGAGCACGTGGAGATTAAACTAAACTCTAATTGCAGGTTACAATCGAGTGTAAAGACCTACGATGGTGGATATACTCTATATGGATACAAGGAGCTTTGTAAATGAAATCGGTGATAATATTTTGTGTCGGTGTTTTGATTGGCAGTTACTTTCCGGACATCTACCCAAAAGTCATGGATGCGTTCGTCGAGTCTGGCGCCCGTGACAAGATCGTGCAGACTCTCAATGGCTATGAAACAGTGAAATAGGAGATTGTTATGATTGTATTAATGGTATTTGGTGGTCTCGTCGCAGCTAACATGGTGTTAGGTGTTGCTGATATCGCACTACGTACAGCAGGTCTGTAATGCGTAGTGTAATTCCTGTAGGTCTCCTCTCGGTAGCAGCCTTAACGCTCGGTGCATGTTCATCGGATAAGGCACTAAAGGTTGCCGTCGAGAAGGAGATCTTTGAATACAAGAAGGAAAAGGTTGAGGACTCTGTTGCCGCCATACCTTCTTGGTTCCTTTCGCCGCCCGAAGAGGATAATATCGTATTCTCATCCGGCACTTCTTTAATGCCTGATATGCAGCTCGCCATCGATATCGCTCGTCTTAATGCGAAAGAGCAGTTGGCGGATCGTATATATTCGAAGCTACGCAGCCAGACTAAGACCTATATGGCGAAGGTCGGTGGTGATGACTTCGATGCTGCTGTATTAAATGAGGTCGAGAAGGCTACGAAGAATATCGTTGCGGATGCTGAGGTAAATGGCTACGCACAGAGGGAGCTATCACTGGTCCCTGATGGTATTCAGTATCGGGCATATGTCCTACTAGCATTCGATGCTAAGGAAGCTGCTAAGATTGTGCGTAATCGTCTTCTTACAGCCCGTGCTATGCAATCTAAGTTTCAGTCACAGGCTGCATGGCGTGAACTTGATAAAAATGCGAAGGAGGTGAAGGATGAAGAGAGGAACAATATTATGTCTGCTGTCCCTGTCGCTCCTGTCACTACCGAGTCAAGCACGAGCAATTGAACCCATCTCCATCGCAGCCACACTACTGGGGGCAGTTATCTCCCCGGTGGTGTGCAAGGAGATCGGGTGTACAAAGGACGTCATTATTAATATGGATCGTTCACGTACCAATAAGAGGCTCGTTGAGATGCGAGATAGTTTTAAGTGGGATGATGGTATAAATAACACTACCACCTCAAAAAAGGAGGTGTCTTCGAAGCAATCGAAAGGAAAGTAAAATGCAATGGATTAAGGATCGCATTAAGGAACGCACGACATGGGACGGAGGTGCACTTATCGCCGTCGGTTTGGTGGTGCTTCTTTTAGGACCACTTGCCAAATGGGCTGCTATGGCAGCTATCGCTTGGGGTGTAATTACCTTAATTAAATCTGAGTAAATCTATTGACTTTTATAAGGTGACAAATTAATATATAATAATAGTGACGTTGAGGAGGACATTAAAGCTAGACAGGACCGGGGTGCAAATCCCCGCACCTCCACCAAAAGCACATCGGATAGGGCGGATGCATTCGTTGCAATGCCTAGCAAAAATGGCTTAACTTAGACTTGTCGGATGGGCAGGACAGGCGGTGTGTTTTTGGGGGGTGTGCTAGGATCGACTGTTAGTGTATAGGAAATCGGAGTCACGAGGTTGATCGCTTTAGAGATCAAACACTATAAATGCAAACGATAACTTTGCACATGATGATTTCGCTCTTGCAGCGTAATTAATCGGGGTTCGGGAGGCACCTGGCAACAGAAGCCTCCCACTTTACACACAAACACACAGGAGAAAAGTATGAAGTTGTGTCCCATTTTGAAAAGGTTCGGTCGAGGTCTTATTCGATCGGGCTATATGCAAGCATCATATGAAATGAAGCGCGAAGGTTTACATGCCGAAGCTGCTCGTTTACGTGCGGAGGCTTTAAAAGATGACTAAGAACCCATATGAAATCCGTTTCGATCTACTGACAATGGCGAAGGATATGCTCGATCGTCAGTATGAACAGACGAGTAACATGGCATGGTCTGCATTTGAGAAGGCGGCTGAGCAGAACAAGGACGTATACAAAGAGATGGAAAAGTACGTCCCTAAAATGTTTACTCCGGAAGAGATCATTGCTCAAGCGGAGAAACTACAATCATTCATAAACAAGAAGGACTGAGTTAATGGTTAAAAGTATGTGGTCCAGCGTGATGGATCCTGAACAAAATCCCTTGAGTCATCTGCCGAAGATGGTTCGCTTCCAAATAATGACATACCTTGCAGTAATGTGGTGTATGATCTTTTCGGTGTCCACGGGTCTCTATACAGTACTTGGACCTTCGTTGATTATTCATGTATTGTTTTTAATCGGAGTGTTCTTTACATTTAAAACATTTCGTGATAACCGTCCAATCACACATCGTGATAAATTTAAAGATGATGATGGCTGTGTTAAGTACGATGATATGTGGGGAGCATGAAAATGAGCACACTGGGTCAAGGTGTAGTCCTTCGGGATCAAGAGATAACTTCAAAGACCCTTGTATAAACTGTATCCCAGTGTGTTTCGGGTTGTGCCGTAATACACACGCGGGGAGCCACGGTTAGCTCCCCATCTTACTATTATAAATATTAGGTAGCCAAGTTCGGCTACCAACCAAGGAGCTCAAATGGGAAGAAATTTCATAGGGGCTGTTGCTTTGGTTATGATAGTTTCGATTTTTTCTAGTACAGCTCTTGCGCAAACAAATACAGTTTCAACAGTTACCAGTGGAACAGTAACTGTTGATAAGACACCGCCGACCGCATCGGCACCGTCTATTGTTATTAACAACTCAGATGTATGTAAGTCAGCATTCAGTGCTGGTGTACAAACACAGATACTTGGTATCGCATCGGGCGTTACCATTACAGACAAAAACTGCGAAAGATTAAAGCTCGCTCGCTCTTTATTCGGTATGGGAATGAAAGTTGCTGCAGTATCCACTCTATGCCAGGATGCGCGCATCTTCGATGCTATGATTATGGCTGGTACACCATGTCCTTATAAAGGCAAGATAGGAACCGAAGCAACGAAAGCATGGGAAGAAAATCCTAATGATATTCCTGCCGGTTCTAAAATGATGGTGTCTCAGAGGGACGAGGCAAAAGAGGAGGACGCTGAGACCACCGATGACCCTTTTATACAGGAGGATCATCAGTAGATGATGGGAATGTTAGCAGTTCGGATTATGGAAACTTCGATGATGAATACGAGATTTACGCCGAAGAAGAAGAGTTCGATGACTACAGACCTGCCACAGTACTTGCGGGTGTTGCTATATTGGGTGTTGGTTGTTTCTTCACTAGCGGCATTGCTTGTCTTGGTATACCCTTCTTATTCTAATGCAGCAGAGGGTGACGAGACTCGTACAACGGTATCAGAAACAACTGAAGTGGAGCAACTCGGTGGAGGACTTGAAGAGCACACAACTACAACTGTAGAAGACGTAGTAACCGAGGGTGCTCAGGAAACTACTGGTAACTATCTTACGAATCCAGGTTTCCAGACCGGCAATACGAACGGTTGGGATAAGAGTGGCTCGGTTAAGGTCTGTGCCACGTGTGGACCCTTTGGTGGTAAAGCACTGCAGACAGGACCCGAGACCGCAGGAGGTACAGTAAGTCAGACCGTAGATCTCTTTGATAAAATGAATCAGCAGGAGATCAATGAAGGTTTCACTATCAACTACGGCTCTCACGTTTTCTCTGATCAGTCAAATGCAACCGTTCCAGCATGTGATTCAGATCCTGCTAATGGTCCGGATTGTCGTGATTCATTTAGCATTACACTTGATATCAAAGACTCAAGCGGTACATTACTTCATAAGTTCGAACACGAGTTTAAAGAAATTACTTTCACGGGCTGGAATACCACAGACTTTTTCTTTAACTCAACGGTACCAGAAAATACATACACGAGTGCTCTTGCAACACTTGAGTTGTTCGGTATCGATGCAGGATTTCCGAACGGACACTTCGGTCCAGCATTTGATAATGCAACGATTACTACAACTCATACGAATATGATAGTCGAGCAGATCACTACGATCACTACGGAATTGATACAGACGGCGATAGAAACGATAGAGGATACTACAACCATAGAAACAACTGATGTGGTTGAAGTTGAAACATCAACAGAACCCGAAGTTGTAGAATCATTCGAGATAACCGTGTCAGATAATTTTGGAGAAACTATTGACAATTTTGAGATTTCAATAGATAATAATATGGAGATAACTATTGAACCAATAGGTCCTGAGTCAACAGAGACAACCGTTGAAGTAGAAACAACGGTGGCTGAAGTCGAGAATCAGATCGAAGCAGAAGTCGAGGTAAACAATGATACCGGAGATACCGAACCAACTGATACTGCCTCTGCAGATGCCGAAGAGCCACAAGAGGAAAGTGGAACCGACGAGCAAAAGCCAGAGCCAAAAACAGCATCAAAACCCAAGGCAAAGTCTGAAGTACGAAAAGCAGAATCCAAGGAGCAGAGGAAGAAAAATATCGCTACTCGTGTAGTGACTAAGATCATATCGAAGCTCGGTACTGATGCAGCCTCACAGGCAACACAACTCGCATTGATGAATGCAATCGGCGCTAACTTAACAGCAGCCGCCCCTAATCTTCAGGATGCATCAGCATGGTATGCATCTTCACAGTTACCAGATAATGTAATAAGTGACCCATCCGCTGTTCTATTCAGTTCAGCACAGGATAATATTATGAACAGTTTAGTAAACAACCAGTATAAGTAAGAACGATGGACTTATTAATAGCACACTGGCATCAAATACTTTTTGTAATGGGAATCATTGTAGTGGCAGTTCGTTTAGAGTCTGAAGTTAAGAACTTGAGAAAAGACGTAGATCAAATTCAAAAAAGAGATACGTACGTTGAGACAGTAAAGTTAAGGGCAGAAATGGATGTACAGAATAAACAAGTATCTGCTCTTTGGGATTTTTGTAACAAGTTAAGAGAAAAGTTTAACGGACACTCATGACTACTTTAGGTATATTTTGGGTCTTATCTATCATTGTATCATATGGTGTAGGTATGTACTTAGGAATGTACTTGTCTAAACCAAAGGTGAAGAAAAAGAATCAAAGAAGAAAAAGAAGGAGACGTTAATAATGTCTGAAGACGACGGCAAAACAGAAGTTGAGTTTGCCGGGGTCAAGTTTCGAGGTGGGAAGATATTCGTTATTATTACAGCATTGAGTACCCTCGGCGGTGGTCTTTATGCAGGCTTCGAGTTCTGGAAAGACTACATGGACATGAAAGAAAAGATAGAGACTTATGTAGCACCAGACCTGTCAGAGTTCGATAAGAAGCTAGCGGTACTGAAAGAGGAGATGACATCTCTCAAGAAAGAGTTAGTTGTATTTGAAAAACTAGAAGCCAACATACAAACAATGGCTGAATCTGCTCGTGATGAAGCGAGAGAAATTAAACGTGATTTGAAACGTGAGATGGACCACATAGAAAAGACAACCGATGATACCGAACGACGAGTCAAGGAAGACAGTCGAGAGTTCAGTAATGCCATCCGTGCTCTTGAGAAGGAAACGGATACACGATTAAAAACTATGGAAAGGGATCTTGACTTGAAGATCAAGAAGGCTCTGAATAATCCACTAAGTGCTATTTCCAAATGATCGATAGTTACGCTGCAGTTCACCGTAACTAATTATGTCGAGCAGATAAAATCTATCCCAAAGTGCAATCTGACGATTATACAGTTTGTGAGCATTTGAGAGGGACTCGTACTTCGCTTTTAGCTTATAGTATGATGTCCCTCTCGAATATTGTATTGCGTGTTCGTTATGAGTCATCTTCATCGAAGTCGGGTAACGGTTCTGGTCCGATGTATTCAGGAATAGGTTTTTTCTTATACTCATCAGGTACCTTTCCCCATCCTACAGTTCTGTCCCATTGACGTTGTGTATACCCTTCTTCACTCATTAACTTGCTGCCCAGCATCCGAATACACGAACCGACCAATATGCAGGATATACTTTCCAAGCAGGTACTCCAGGATCTGCAGCTTTCATACCAAGTAAGAAGATTTTATCGGACAGAGCCCGAGCCTTCTTCCAAGTGCTGTATTTGTATCCTTCCGACTTTTTATATTCGCGGCAGGCAGCATATAGATGATCATGTATTACCGCAGCTCGTGCGACATCCCATGGCGCAAGCAGTGCCCAACATATACGAGGAACTGAAGCAAGGTCCGTTTTCATACCTTTCTTGCAGGTAACACGGCCAGTGTTAGCAACATTTGCACCAATTTCTTGTAGGAGATCAAGATCAACACTGCTGATGCCATGTCCCTCGACAGTAAATGATAGCGCTTTTTCGAGAACCCAAGTCTTTGGCGGAGTAAATTCTGCACTGATCTTTCCGTTAAACTTACACGACATTTTTCTATTCCTCTATTTTTTCTTTGCGATAGCTTGAGCACCAAAGAATGCTGCGACAATACCAGCAACGGCTATGAAGTATACACCTGCCATATCGCCAAGTATCTTAGCTGCTTGTTCAATTCCAAACACAACCGAAAACACAACACAAACTGGATACAATAACATACCAGCAAGAGCATACCAAGCCATGTTTCTCTGTGCATCGGCCTTCTTATCTTCGTTCTCAAGACGCATCATTCTCTCATCCATATCCAATTCCTCATCGGTAACTATACCGTCGCCGTCTAAATCAAGATGAGCGTATTCACTATCTTTTTGTAGTTTCTTCTGAGCCATCACTGTCTCCTTCGTAATACTTTTTATACTGCAAAATAACATTACGATTCAACATGATGTATTTTCTGATCTGAGCAAAGTTGATAGCGAGTTGTTCGTAGCCGCCATCGGTTAATCCGAACAGGACGACATCGTCGCCGCCCTTCTTCAATTTCTCAAACACCTGTTCATAATTATCTTTAGTAATGATTACCCAATCAACTTGACCCATAGGTAACGGTTCAGGCTCATCGAGATTAAGAGGCATTTTCTTAACCTCTCGAGTAAATATTTCCAGTTCCTTTATATTGCTACAAGCACTAGTTACCGTAAGGAACGTAGTTAGGATTAGCAACGTCAGGACATTCTGGATTAATCTGTGATTTCTTAACTGCATTCTTTTCTTTCTCAGTCAAAGGCGAACCCATTGCGATTTCCATACAACGAAGCGCGTTCTTCGTACCTCTATTTATTGCTCGCTGCATCAGTTTTGGTTTCTGCTCAGCAAGGTTTCCAATATCTCTCTTTTCACCCGATGCATTTACTTTATTAAACTTATTTCTCAGATCTTTTATAGAAGCATTCAGTCTCTTTGATAACTCGGCTTGCTCTTTCATAGCAGCACGAATATTATCCATGTCGAGAATCTGCTGAGCAATAACTAATTTTTGCTCTTCTACTGAATTTTCCA